AGGGGTAGTGGTGTTAGAAATACGAACCGGCGGAACGGTAAAGCTCCCAAGAAAAACCCAAAGCAACCCAAAGCCAAGAAGCCTAATGTTAATGGAAGGTCTCTTGAAGATCACAAGAAGAGAGAAGCTTGGAAAGCGTGGAAGGCTAACCAATCTGATACTGCAAAGATTCCACATTGGAAGGAGTGGCAAGTAGATGCCGCATAGTAGTAAGGAAACTTTATCTGTTGGCTGGTGTGACAATGGCATGACTGATGGCAAGTTCACAGAGGGCTTGCTATACACAACACTTACATCTGCAAAGCATGGGATATTTTTTAATAATGCAATTCGTGTCCAAGGCAATCAGATTGCCAGACAGCGTATGGATCTTCTAGAACTATGGGCTGATCATGTGGGAACAGACTGGCTACTGTGGGTAGATTCAGATGTGGTTCTAACATCAGACATATTAAAGAAGCTTTGGGATGCTGCCGATAAGATCTCACGGCCTGTCGTATCTGGGGTGTACTTTGTATCTAAAGGAATGGAGGCCAGCCTAATGACACCTATGCCGGCTATATTCTTAGACAAAGAAGGAGATGAGTTTAATATGGAGTTTATCCACCCACTTCCAGTAGACTCACTAATCAAAGTTGATAGTGCAGGTATGGGATTAGTTCTTATGCACAAGTCAATAGTTCCAAAATTAAGAGAGAAGTTTCCTGATCAATCATTCTTTGCTGAAAAAGATTTAGGTAAGGATAAGTTTGTCGGTGAAGATATTATTTTCTTTAGGAAACTAAAGGAATGTGGAATCAAAGTTCATGCACATACCGGTGCATTGGCTCAACATATGAAGCGATTCAGTTTCGATGTCGCTTACTATGGACTCTACTGGCAAGAATATGCAAGACAAATGAAGATAAAGGAAGAAGAAGCCAATGCAGGAAATTAAAGATGTGTTGATTGATATCCTCAAGAAGAAAGATGCTTCAAGAGGTAGATCAACTCAGACACAAGTAGGGCCATCAGAACTTGGTGGTTGCCCACGCAAGGTTTGGTACAGGTTGAATCAACAACCTGAGACCAATAGCAATGAGTTAAAGCTTGCTGCTATTATGGGTACTGCAATTCATGGAGCCATAGAACAGGCTCTTGCATTGCACGATCCAAAGCAGGAAGAATATCTTGTTGAAACTGAGGTCGAAGCAGATGGAATGAAAGCCCATGTCGATCTCTATGTTAAATCATCTGGTGCTGTTGTCGATTGGAAAACGGTTAAGATTAAGAATCTTAATTTCTTTCCATCAAGGCAACAAATCTGGCAGGTTCAAACCTATGGTTATCTTTTAGCCAAGAATGGCTACGAAGTTAAAACTGTAAATCTTGTGGGCATACCACGAGATGGGGATGAACGAGATATCAAAGTACACTCTGAAGCATACGATCCAAGTATCGCCGAAGAAGCTCTCAACTGGTTACGCAATATTGAGTTTGCAGATGAGGCACCACCACCAGCAAAGGATGCTAGTTACTGTCAGTTCTATTGCAAGTACTATGATCCAAGTGGTGAAGTGGGGTGTACTGGATTAAAAAAAGGCGGTATCACACCGGCGGAGATTCTTCTTGATGATCCACAGGTGGATATGAATGCCTTAGAATATCTACAAGTTAATAACGAAATCAAAAAGTTAGAAACAAAATCTGATTCTTTGAAATCTACTTTCGAAGGTATCTTCGGAAGGACATTGTCTGGCGTAGAGATAAGCTGGACAACTGTGGCACCTCGTCAATCCGTTGATGAGGAACAGATCAAAGAGAAGATGGGTTTTGTACCAAAGAAAACAACCGGAAAAGAATCAGTACGGTTGAACATCAAACACACGGAGGAAAAATAAGATGGCTGAACTCGGCTTTCAAGTATCTACAAAGACAAACGATGGAACAATCTTTGTAATTGCAGATGCAACATACACAGGCTTTGCACAGAAATTGTCTGAAGCTCTAGATCAGAGTGGTGCTGAGGCACTACTCCAAGCAATGGCTAATGCGTTTGCACAGCCAATGTCTACCCAACAGATAGCGAATGCTTTGGGTGGAACTGTTATTACTACTGATAAGTGGAATGCACCAGCACAAGCTAATACTCCAGTTGCAAGCATTGGCGTAGAAGCGTTGAAAGATCGCTACGGAAACGAGTGGACTTATGGTCTGCCTGATGCACCACCACTACCTGATGGTCGTGGTTTCTATGCTAAGAAGCGTGGAATATCCAAGGCCGGAAAATCCTATGTCGGTTGGTTTGATCCAGTAAAAGGCCCAAAGCCTTTCAGTAAGGGAGTGGCTGAGGCCGAAACTATTTGGATTAAGTAACCCATGAGGTCACAACACCAAAAGTTTTTGATCCAACTGGTGGAGCCGGATACACCTCAGTATCCGGCCTTCACCGGCAAGGAAGCTTGTGCAACTGTAGGATCAGAGATGTTCTGTACAGATGAAAAAGACTTCAGTCACTACGAGGTTCTGCGAGGGATCTGTAGTCAATGTCCACTCTTGAAAGATTGTTTTAACTGGGCATTACATAACGAGGACTTCCATTATTGGGGAGCTTCCTCTGCACATGATAGAAAGTTTATCCGAAGATTTTACAACATAGAAAGAAAGCGAACCGTAGCAGCCTAATGTTGAACTTACTTCAAGCAGTACACAGTACAAACTCTTCAGCGAAACCATTGCCCGATGTGTGGGAATCATTGAAGCTTAATGGGATGAGGTTCCGTCATTCACAACTATGCCTAATCGCTGGGCAACCAAACTCCGGTAAGAGTCTTATGGCTTTGGTATATGCACTTAAAAGTCAGGTACCAACTTTGTATTTCTCTGCCGACACGGATCCAATAACACAGATGTTTCGTACTGTCGCTGCTTTGAGTGGGATTCCGCAACAACAAGTGGAGACCTATCTTGATCAGGACTCACACTATTTCGATTCAATGCTGTTCGAGAAAGGCTCACATATCAAGTGGGTCTTTGATCCGTCACCAGATATCGACAGCATTGAACTTGAAATCCTTGCCTATGGTGAGGTGTATGGCATGGCACCGGCACTTGTCGTGATAGATAACTTGATGAATTGCGTGTCCGTTACCGGGGAAGAATGGTCAGGCATTCGGGCAATCATGTCCGAACTTCATCATGTTGCTAGAAAGACAGGTGCCTGTGTCCTTGCTCTTACACATATGTCGGAGCAAAGAGATTACGATGCAGACAAACCAGCACCACGAAGAGCCATCTTAGGTAAAGCTTCACAGCTTCCTTCGATGATTCTTTCTATTGCAATGAATCCAGAGTATGGAGAGTTTAGGGTTGCTGCTGTTAAGAACCGATTCGGTGAACACTCTGCTGATGGAACTAAGTATTCTACTCTTCTTATCGATCCATCAAGAGTTCAGATAGCTGATGCTAATGCACAGGGTAGAGCAGACATGAGACCGGGAGTAATAAACTTTGGACAGCAAAACATCACGAGCCAACAAACGCAAGGGTACGCAATGGGAAGTAGATCTAATTGATTACTTCCGAAGTAAAGAATTAATAGCAGAAAGATTAAGACTTTCTGGCAACTACGATGAAGGCGATCTCTGGTTCTTAAACAGACAGGTCTACTTCGTAGTAGAAGCCAAGAATGAAAAAGGTTTCAAGCCCGGGCCTTGGACACAAGAAGCGGTGCTTGAAAGGGATAACTGGAGGAAGAGAAGAAAGAACAATGGTCGAGTTATTCCACTTGTCATTGCCAAGCGAAGGCAAAGCAATGTCAGTAAAGCATTTGTAATTATCCAACTAGACGAATTTATGGAGCTAATAAATGAATGAGACACTAGCACTAATCCTGTCTGTCACAGCAGGTGTTGCCATCTATCACTTCCTTGAGTGGGGCTACTACAAAATCTCAGATGAGATTTACTTCCGCAAACGCAAGGAAGATCCAAACCATTTCCTCAACTTTGCTAAGTTGTTTGATGAAGAAGTAAAGACAGTAAAAAAGAAAACTACTGCGAAGAAGAAATAATTATGGCAGCCGATCCTGAACTACTTAAAGCTGTAGTCAAGCACTACGGCGGAGAGACTAGAGACGGCTACTCAAAGGCAGTCCGGTGTTGTTTCCATGACGACACTAGACGATCTGCGGTTATGTCTACTGATGGAGACAGAGCCGGACTGTACTTCTGTCATACCTGTGGTATTGGTGGAGATGCGTATTCATTGTTGATGTGGAAAGAAGGGATAGATTTTCGTGTTGCTATCGATAGAGCGGTTGACATTGCTAAAAGAGCTGGCTACGACTTATCAGACAAAGATAAACGAAGAGACGGTGGCTTACTTACAGGGGCGAGGGTTCAGTCAAGAGCTGGCAGAAACTCATCTACTCGGCACCGTACCAGTAGATTGTGATCCTAGCCATGTGCAATTTATCGGTTGGCTATCCATCCCATACAGAGTTGTCCATGGGGTGGCAGGATTCAAGTTCCGAAGAGTCGATGGATCTCCGGGCCCTAAGTACATGGCTCCAATGCATCAGCCAGCCCGACTCTACAATGCAGTCGATCTACAAAAACCTTCAGATGTTGTTGCAATCTGCGAGGGAGAACTCGATGCAGCTATTGCCAGCCAACTGTTGCCTTCAGTTGGAGTACCGGGTGTCAAAGCATGGAGACCACACTTCAACAGATTATTCGGGGGATACAAACGAGTACTTGTCCTTGCAGATAATGACGAGGCAAAGAAAGATGGTAGCAATCCGGGTATGGAACTCGCCGAAAAGGTATTACAAGAAGTTGAACACGCAGAACTGATATCATTACCGCAAGGATCTGATGTTAACTCTGTAGTTATAGATGAAGGACTCAAAGGATTAAGGAAGAGGTTAGGGTTGGATGAGTGACAGCAGATACGAAGATGAGCTTAGAAAATATGGAGACGATAGAGACTTTGAAAAGATTGTTGGAGTCTCAAGGGTTAAAAATAATCGAGATAATAAATCTGCCTTCGGGCCTAGAGATAAGAGTTCGAGTTCCGCCAGTCCGGAGATGAACCAGTTCGTTACTGATGTCTGGGATATCATTGATGAGCTTGGTAATCTTTTGATAAGTAAGCAGAGGGATTACGGCCCCGGCAATATTAACAATGCATTCGGTGGCCCAATGAACGGACTGCTTGTCCGTATGGGTGACAAGTTTGAACGACTCAAGAATCTATTTACATTCGGCGATGGCAAACCACAGCATGAACCTATCGAGGATTCATTCAAGGATCTTGCCAACTACGCCATCATTGCCATGATGGTCAAGCGTGGAAAGTGGCCTAAGAATAAACTATGAAAAAGGTTTTCTTTTTTTTAATTCCAATTCTTGTAATTACAGCATTGTATTTCGCCATTAGATTTCTAATCGACACCATCATAGAGATGGATGATGAGGGTAGTGTCGGTGAGTGAAAGAGCTAAAGACCACATCAATGATCTAATCAATGTATCCGCTTTAACCATCTACCGAAGGTTCATTGGATATGTAGAGTATAAGGATCTGATACAAGAACTAAATATCTATGTGCTTCAGCGACCCAAGCTTGAAGAAGATCTTGATGAATCTTATGCTGTCTCAAAGGATGAGACGAAGTGGGTAGCTCGAAAGATTATGGCTCGGTTCCGCCGGCACATAGAAAAGTATTCTCGTAAAGAAAAAGCAGCCAAGGTTGGATACTCAACTGGTGATGAGTTCTTCTACAACACAGCAACAATCGCATCTATCTTGCCTGTTGCATTGCAGTTTGATGTGCAGGGGGCAACCCTTATCGACAAGGTAGATGATGGACAACCAAGAAAATCTCCAGCACCTAACGAAGGTGGCAACCTCATGGCTATGGCTATCGATGTTAAGTCTGCTGTTGAACTACTAGACAAAGATGAACAATACATAATCGATCTAAGATATGGAGCTTCCCCAATGACCCTATCGGATATAGCAAAAGAGTTAGGACTCTCTGATTCAACTGTGGATAGGAGAGTGCAAAGAATTTTACGAAAGATAATTGATCATCTCGGAGGGCCTACGCCATGGGCCTAAAGATAAACCTTGAAAGATATGAGGTTGTGATGGCAGTTAACACGGCAGTTGAAAGATATGTAAGCACGATGAAGAACCAACAGATGAGAGGGTTAGGCGACCTTGATCCATGGCAGAGAATACTTCTTGATGTTGATGGATGTGGTGCAGAGATCGCTGTAGCCAAGTATCTTGGAGTTTATTGGGGTGGTGCCTTCGGTCAAGGCGGTGTAGATATAGAACCCAACATAGATGTTAAATACACCAAGCATGAGCAGGGTAGATTACTTGTAAGACCTGAAGCTAGAGATGATATTAAGTTTGTTTTAGTTCGTGGTGGTATGCCGAACTATGAGTTAATCGGTTGGATCATGGGTAAAGATGCTAAGAATCCTGAATGGTTAGATAAACCTGATTGGAAGAGACCAGAGATCTACTGCGTACCAGAAGAAAACCTACGAAAGTTTAGAGGAAGCTACAGTAATTAATGGCTAGTTATGATTACGAATGCCCGGGTGATGGTGAGATTATTACCATTGAAAGATCTATGTCTGAACCCGAAGGTGAATATGCTTGCCCTACCTGTGGTGCAAAGTTAAGAAGAGTTTATTCCGCTAACCCTACGATCTTCAAGGCTCAAGGTTTCTACTCAACGGACAACTTTAGAAAGTGAAAAGCCCCCGGCCTACAGTCCGAGGGCTTTTCTGTTAGTTGGTGTCTATTCCAACTAAGCTGATCGTATCATACAAGTCGCTGTTAGCATTGACAAGTTACCTTCCATACTCTTCCTTTAGGAACTTGCCACAGTAAGGCCAAGGCTTGGCCCCACGATCTGCATAGATATGAAGAGCTACATGGAACTGCTCTTTGAGTGTCGCTTTCTTCGGCGGAGTATCGCTGTCACCGCCGTGAGCAACCCAAGTTCTAGGGTATTCAATCTGGAATGCCCCTTGAAATTGTTTCTTAGTGCCGCTTACGGCATTAAGTCTGCCATTAGATTCACACTTGGCTAACTCTTGCCAAGCTAAAGGAAGGTCGGTAAGTGTCATTTCATAAACGACAGGAACTTCAATCCTTTCAGCAACGATAACTTCCTTAGTAGGTAATTCCTTCGGGGCTAGTATGAAACCAGCCCCGAAAGCGATTACTCCAATTAGTAATCGATTAGTCATTGAACCTCATTTCCGAACAGAATAGCCCCGATCCAAACCGCAATCGGAATAGCCACCAGCAGGGGAGAATCCTCTGCCAGCCCTAGCGGAACTGTAAAGAAAGTCAAGAAGAACAGTATGAATCCAAACTTCATGCCGATTCCACCTCGATACTTTCAATAGTCCAGCCGTCAGTTAGATTAGAGAAGCCTTCATAAAGGCTTAACGCATCTAGCCAATACCAAACCTTGTCGTCATTAGACAAAGCTTGGGTGTCACCTTCGAATCCCAGAGGCAGAATACCGATTCTTCTTTTCTCGGTTGCTTCCTGCCCAGCGAATCGAATCTCACAATCAAAGAATCTCGGAGAACTTTTAACAGCCTTCTCCAAAGAATCTTCATGCTTCTCAATGTCATTGAGAGTTCTTCTCATGAAGCCAATCTTCTCAGCCAGTTCATCTTCTAAGGCAAAGTGAATCGGCTCTCTTGACCAGCCCACTTGGTCATAGTCAATCGCAGACCAATCAGGGGCGTAGGTCTTACCATCAAGGCGGTTGCCTTCTTGGTCTGTATCCCACTCCCACTCTCTAGTGGCGGTGTCATAAGTCAGGATAAAAGAGTGCTTCGACATCACCGACCACTCTTTCTTGCTTTAATAGCCCAAGCAGGGGGGTTAGCCTTCAGGTTTTCCAGTTCCTGCTTATGCTCTTCGCATAGAGTTAGAAGATTCTCTTCTAGTTTGCAATCGCAACTCATGCCGTCACCTCTTCTATACACTCAAAGCAACTCCAGTATGAGCCACTCTTATCTTTAAGAGCAACTATTTGCTTGCCATACTCTAAGCAGATTTCGCAACTCATGAAGTCACCGCCATTTCCTGTGCTTGAGTATCTGTCTGACCTTCTTTAATACAGCCAGCACATACATACCAACCGCCATCAATCTGTATGAAGTCGGCAACGCCTTCGCAATAAACACACTCTTCAAACATTAGCCACCTCTTCTTCATGCCAGCCCCAAGAAACCCTGTGACCTGCTTTTTCATAGGCTTCTACTGTTGCCCCGATAGGGATAGTCAATGGAAGTCTTGCCATTTCTTTTCCTGTTTCTTTATTGAAGATTATGAATCCAACTACTCTAGACATTACTTCACCTCTTCTTTAATAGTGTAGATGTCTGAATCATCTTCCTTATCTACCTTCTGTAGTTCATCAATCTGTATTGAAGCAGTTTTCATAATCTGTTCGAAGATTATTTCATCAATCGGATAAGTCCTGAGAACTTCCTTAGTTAGATCCAAAGGGAAGCCCTGTAAAAGAAGCTCTTTTATGATTGCTTCTTCTACTTCATAACCGCAATCGGTTCTTCCACTTCGCTTCTTATCTTCCTGTTGTTTCTCTTCACAGATTTCGAAGAGAGTTTTATCTTCAGATTCTTCAATCAAATCAGCCCAATCAGGGTCAGCAATCTTGTTGCCTTCAGAGTTATACCAATACGAATCCATTCCGTATTCGTGNATCTCACCTCTAAAGTAAAAAGTTTCGCCTTCATACTTCAGAGTCATTCGATACGCTGTTGAGGTTGAAAATGAATCTGCCTCTACAACTTCTAACTTATCGTTTATCTTCATTACTTTCTTCTTTCTGTAGGTAATCGGTATTCAAGATGAACACCCGAAGAGGCAGGGAGATGAGCCCCCTGCCCTATCGGCTACTAATCTTTTAATGTAGTCAGGTCTAGGAATCGTGTCGCTTCTCTCGATTCCTTAGAATTATCTCGGTCTGTAATCCACCACTCCAAACCCTCTAGCCTTCTTGCTAGGTCATGGTTCGGCATAGGGTCACTTGAATAAATCACGACCCAAGTCTTATGAACTGTCACGCTGTCACCCCCTCTCGGTCTTTACATTTCTCACATGAGCAGTTAGCCCGACAGGTGGGGCAATCAGTATCGCAATCGCCAAGATGAATCGTAGTCACGCTGTTATCTCCGTTTCGCAATCGTGTCCGTATGCCCACTCTTGAGAATCGGTGTCGTCTAGCAGGTCAAAAACCCGAAGGCACTCAGGGCATTTCGCTTTAGTTTGGATCTTCATTTATCTTCCTTCCTTACCATGAACTCTGATAAGAGAAAGAGAGTTCATCTGCTTCAGGTAGGGCTAAGACCCTTTCAAGTTTTTCAATAGTCTGCTGGATACTGCCCCAATACCATTGGTCAATGTCTGTATTGCCGAAGAAAAATCCTTCGGCAGGTGGAAGCAGAGAAGGGTCTTTCTTTTTCAATGCTTCTTTACAGGTAGAAAGAAGCTCTTTTATCTGCTCGATACTTACATAATACGAACGGCAGTTATCTTCTCCACCTTGAACATTACTAACGAACCAGTTATGAATCTGATTACACTTACGCCAGTAAGCACAAGTCACTTCAACATTAACGCCATAGACATCAACAGCAATACCGCCCATGTCTGAGGCTTCGATAATCTTTTTCCAATCAGGTGAAATCGCTTCAGGCGATTCATAATTCAACTCTTGATTCGCTTGAAGTGCTTGCCAGTTAATCTTGTTGGTATGTTTGCTGGCAGTTAAATACATGTCCAATCCCATTTCATTTTCCTTCTTTCTGTAGGTTTTCGTATTCTTCAGGGGTCAGGTAATCAATAGACCCTTTACCCCTTGCGTTAAGCATGACCACATAAGCAAGTTTCATAGATTTACCTTCTCAATTATGGTGAGAATCTCTTCGACTTTCTTAGATGATTCATAGTCGCCATCAAAGTCATAGTTATTGATGGCAATTCTTAGGGCTTCGCCTAACAGTTTGATTCTCTCTTCAGTTAAGAAAAGAAAAGCACCGCCTTCGGCTTCGCTGTTGTCGCTGTTGTCGCTGTTGTCCTTCTGACATGGGCAACCACAGCAAGGGCAATCGCAATCATGGTGATTCGATTCGCCACATGTCGGGCAGTTCCAGTTGGAACACTTACACTCTTCACACATAATCGGCATTACTTGCCCCCTTCTTCGGGGAAGTGGCACTCAAGCATTGAGCCCCAGCAGTA